GACTGCCCAACTTAACATAACAATTGGAGCCGACAATAATAATAAAATGAACTCGTCTTTCCAGTCCGAATTTCTTGATTCTAACAATTTGCCCTGGTAAGCTTCCTCACCTCGAGCCATTTTTTCAGCATGACGCATTTGTGCATCCGCCATTAACATTTTTGTCTTCTGACGGTTTTTAAAAATATGTGAGCCTGCTTGTGCGGCTAATTTAATAGCACTGAACCACATATTAGTACCACTTAGCGATTCTTACTTTTTCTGGCATTACTTTTTGTCCCTTTACTTTTTCAGACATGACTTCACCAGCTTTAGGAGTTGGTATTTCTACTCCACCAGTTGGGTATTCTGCCTTAACTTTGCCGCCTTTAGGCATAGGAACTTTTTTTTCTAATTTATCAAACTTATTCATTTTTTTCTCCTAGTTTTACTCTTTCCAGCTTCAGAAAGAGCGATTGCTATTGCTTGTTTTCTACTTTTAACAGGTTTTTTAGATTTTCCAATCGGTAATTTACCTTTTTTAAACTCTCTCATGACTTTTGCTATCTTTTTTTCTGCTTTTTTCATAATTAATTGTTTTGATTCTTTAAAGCGTGTTGTAAAACAGTTTTTTCAATAGATGTATCAGCTCTTAAATTAGCTAATTCTTCATTTTGATCTAATTTTTGTTGATCTGTCATTTGATTCATCATTGCTTTCATCTTATCGAGGTTGATTCTCTCTTCATCTTGCTCTTTTCTTCTATTATTTTCAGCAGCTCTGATGTCAAGTTCTCTTGCTTTTAGTTTTGCAATAGGATCATTACCAAAATCACCATTAATTTTCTTTTCTTCTTGTAAAAATTCATCCATCATCTCTGCAACAAGTACAGCTTTTCTAGATTCAATCTTCATATTTAATTGCATAACCATTTGTTGCATTTGTGGGTTCTGCATCGCTTGTGGATTTTGTTGCATCGCTTGTAATTGAGTTATTTCTTTTACAAATTCCATTTCAACTTGTTCTAAAGCCATTAAACTAATATGCTCAAAGATATTTTTTTGAAGTGTAGCTCCTATTACTGGATTATTTTTTGCAATGTTAGTAGACATGAAATTTATATGAGCTGTAATATGAGCTCTATGGTCTTGTCCTTTAAACGCTTGAAAAGGTATGCTACTTAATGCATCAATATGTTCTAGTGATGGATCTTTAGGCATTGGTTGAGGTGGTTTCTTTAAAATCAAATCAATATTTTTTACACCCAATGCTTCATACATATTTCTATATGCAGCATATAAATTATGAATTTGTGGATTAGATTGAGCTAATTGTAATTCCGTTTGAGCTAAAGATATTCTTTGAGTTTGAGAAAATATATTTGGATCTGCAACTGGTAAGATATCTATTTTGTCATCAAAGTCTGCTTGTTTAATTACTCTTTGACCACCTACAACATCGTATGGATATTCTTGAGGTAGATAAAGTTTAAATACTCTTGATAACAATTTAAATTCATTTTTAAGTGATACGTATAATCTTTTATGAATCGCACTCATGGTTCTTGATCCACGTTCAAGCAATGCAACTGTCGTCCCCACTGCAGCTTGTTGATTTCCCTCACCTACTTGCATGTCAGCTATAGATGCAAAACGCTGACCAGCTTGTACAACGACACCCATAAGTTGAAGAAGTGTTGCACTTGGCTCTTTAAATGGAAGAGTCATAAAAGCATCTCTTATGTTTCCACCAGGAGCGTCTACATCCCTGAATTCACCAGGTTGTATAGATTGTGCATCATCTCTAATTCTAATTCCTCTTTGTTTAAATCCTGCAGGTAAATTTGATAAAGTTCCTGCATCCAATAAAGATCTTAAAGCTGATGTTGCTGTTCTTGATAATCCACCGATCATATGAATTAAACCAAATCCATAAAATCCTAAACCAGGTAAAAATTTGAAATGTACAAAATAAGAAATTTTTTTCTTTTTGTTGTCACCTATCTCATAATTTCTTCTGATAGATAAAATCTGTCGAGAGTTTTCTTCGATCGTTACAATATAAGGTAATTTAATACCAGTGATTTCCCCATCGGGTCCTCGATCTTCAAAACCCTCGATGTCTAAGTTAACATGACATTCAAGTAAGGTAAAGATATCTTCGTTCTTACCTGTTTGTCTCATGCCTTCTAACTCATGTTCTTTTTTATCAACATCAGATTCATTTTCATAACCTGGAGTTAAATCTATATCTCTATAAAATCCTCCGACTTGTTGTTTTCTTAAATCATTTCCAGAAGTTTTAATTCGATGAATAATTGATTCCGCATCATCTAATGAGGTAGCTGCATACGGAACAATTAAATCATCTGCTGGAACAAACTTAGATACAGCTCGTCCCAATAATTCATCATAATAAACTTTTTTAAATGCAGAACCTGATAGTGGTAAATAAAATAACATTTGATCAAACTCAGTTTCATATTCCGGCATTTGATCCATTAATTGATAATTCATAAATTCTTTTACTCGTTCTGCTTGAGAAGTTTTTTGAGGAGATGGAGCTCCAACAGTTTGAGTTCTTACAGGTCCTTGAGCCGGGAGCAATTCTTTATAAGCCAAAGATTGAAATTGAGTAACCGCTTCTGCTAATACGGGGTGTGTTGCACCACTTGCTCCTTGAAAAGGTTCTGATTTTTGTTCATACTTAAATCCCAAAAGATCTAAGCCTTTAGTATAAGCTTGTTCCCAATCTTTTCTTGAAGATTTATAATCTGAATAATTAGCAAATAATTCTGAACCAAGAGGCATCAAAATTTCCTCTGGTAATAACTCAGCTAGGTTGTCGTAGTGTCCTTCAGTTTGAGCCTGGTTGAAGGCTCCTGGTTCAAAATTAATTTCTACTCCACCATCTTCAGTGGGTGTAATTTCTGTTTCACCTTGATTAGGTAATTCCTCTTGTAATTCAATATTCTCTTCAGCCGCTGCTTCTGGGCCTTCTATTTCAACTTCTTTTCTAACTTCGTTTGGAAGTGCTTTGTCTATTTCTGCCATTAATTTTCTCCAGTTTTACATCTTTAACAGTATTATACTCAACATTCAAGCCTTGAGATTGTGGCCCTGATTTTGGTGGTACAGTTGTTGTAAGTTTTTTATACTTACTTGGGTGTTTAAATACAAATGTCATTTACCAGTAATAAGTTTTGTTTTTTCTTGGAAGCTCCTCATCTTTATAGTCTTCTGGGTGAATAATCAACCCCCCTTGTCTAAATCTCATTAATGCCTGAGTTGTACTATCAACCAAGTCATCATGATCTCCAAATGGGAATGAAGCACACTCTTCAATTACTTCTTGAGCAAACTCTCTTTGTTTAGGAGCCCAAACCATACCGGACTCAAACAGTGGGGCTACAGAATTTACACGGCTGTGTTTGTCGTTACCTTTGGATGGAGTGAAATTAACGACGGGTATCCCCATCTGTCTGAGTTCGTATGTTAGTGGAAGACCAGATGCCTTGGCTTCGACTAAAACTGTTTCGGGTTGCCAGTAATCATATTGTTCTTTTGCAAGACGTCTTAGATCAGGAAACTCTAAACGTTCCTTAATTGCATCAAGTAAAATTATATGTTGTGGATCTCCTTCATTCTCTGCAAAAATTCCCCAAGTTGTAATTGCCGAATAGTCAGCAGTTTCTTTTTTTAAAAATGCAGTATCATAACTTTGAATGACATGAAGTAATGGAGGCATATAATCTTTATCCCAATCTTTCCACCATTCTCTTTTTAACAAAGCACCTTCTTCTGCAGTTGGGTTTTGCATATATTGTGCATTCCATTTTGCAATACCAGCAGATGCTTTTACTTTTTCTAATTCTTCTAACTTCCAATATTCTGGCCATACAGGTTTTCCTGTTGGCATAATTGCAGGAAACTCAATTACTTCCCATTGATCTGCTTTATCTTCTTTTGCTCCAGCATTTACAAGTTGTGCTGTTAAATCTTTTGTTGACCATCTTGTCATTACAACTACAATTGCTCCACCTGGTTGAAGACGTTGTCTTGGTCCTGATGTATACCATTCATATGCATTATCAAATGCAGTAGGTGAATTTACATCTTGCTCAGAATGTGGATCGTCAATAATTAATAAATCAGCACCCCTCCCGGTCACTGCACCCTGGACACCAACAGCAAAGTATTCTCCACCTCCATTCGTTTCCCAACGGCCCGCGGCTTTTGAATCTTCTCTGAGTCTTGTTTTAAATAAGTCTTGATATTCTTGTGAGTCAATTAATGTTTTGGCTTTTCTACCAAAACGAATTGCAAGTTCTGCTGTGTGAGTTGCTTGAATAATTTTTAAATTTGGTCTGTTACCAATCATCCAAGCGGGTAAAAAATAAGAAGCAAATTCTGATTTAGTATGCCTAGGTGGCATATTAATAATTAATCTTTTACATTCTCCTTTTCTGATTCTATTAAATGCATTTGAAATTTCTTTATGATGGTACCCTTCGATAAATTCAGGCCAAGTATATTTTACAAAAGATAGAAAATCAGTTCTATATTTTTCTTGAGTAGATTTTTTTACTCTAGTTAAAATATCTAATTTTAATTGTCTTCTAACTTTCGGATCTGCAATTGCATTTATTTTTTCTAAACTAAGCATAATTTTTAATTATGGTACCAAAAAGTATTTAGCAGGAATCTCTCTGTAAATCAAACACTATAGAACATATACTAGGTACCATATTTAGAAAATCTACCCCTCCCCCCTCTTAAAAAGTTCGACTTTTGAGTTTGGTCTGGTACCTCTATGGGTGGGACCCGCCCACATGCACTCCCCATGACCTGCGACACTTTGTCACACCCCGCACTACTGGGGTGTGACGTTATGACATATTGACTAGTCTATGCAATCCTTACAGTAGCCTTGCTTCCATGACCACCAATCTAATCGCACGACTTTGCTACACCCACGACAAGTGTTCGTTTGTTCGCACCACTCATGTGCCTTGATCCTGGCTTCTTTTTTAGAGAAGCCCTGACCAATAAACTCTTCTTTCTTTTGATCAACTACTAGTCCCATGATTAGGTAATCCTCCAAACATTGACATCACACCACCAAACAAAATCAATACTCCAAGTGTTTGATGATCTGAATGTATAAAAGTTATTAGACCTAGCATAGCTAACACAAAGCCAGTTAATATCATTATTAATCGCATTACACTTTCCATTATTTACTTTCCTCACTAAATGGAAATGATAATTGAGAGTAATTAAAGTTTTCATCACTCTTAACTACTTCTTTTTTATCAAGCTCTTTGTCCCATTGTTCAGTAATACGAGCTTTACTATCTTCCATATCTTTTTTAACTAACCTCAATATCTCATCTAGCGTATTCGCTATTCTGATTAATGGGTTAATTGATCTGTCGTTTATGTTGTTATCATCTGTCATTTTATTCCTTTCTGTTATGGGATAATAATTACATTATCCCATAACCATTGTCAAGTGTTTAGTTTTCTTTTTTTAAATTAGGTAAAGCTGTTAAATCTTGGTTCCAACTTAACCCAATCTTCTCACTTATTTTATTTAAAGAAATAGCCAGACTATCTGGTGTT